AGATTTTGATAGAACAGGTGGAACTATTACAAATGACCTTTCTTACTTAGCTATAAGACCAGATGAAGGTCTTCATACTGTAGGAGGTACAGCAAGAGCTATAAACTCTGAGGTAGATTTACCTTCTTACTTTAAAGGAGCTATAGGAATAGGGACTAATAATCCTTCTGCTAAGTTGGATGTAGATGGTGATGCAGTTTTTTCAGGGGGTGCAGCTTTTTCTGGTAACGTAGGCATAGGCACGACTAGTCCTGCATTACAGTCCGCTGGAACAGGTTTACACATAAATGCTACAACTAATTCTGAATTAAAATTTACAAATGATACAACAGGAGCATCCGCTAGTGATGGAACAGCTTTAGTATCTTCAGGTACTGGATTTATAATAAATAATAGAGAGGCAGGTACTATGTCTTTCAATACAAATAATACTAAAAGGATACATATTGATGCTATAGGTAACGTAGGAATAGGGACTGGTAATCCTTCTGCTAAGTTGGATGTAGATGGTGATGCAGCTTTTTCTGGTAACATAGGGATAGGGACTTCTAGTCCTGCTAAACAACTACAAGTTAGAGGAAGTGCGCCTTGGATACGAATTGAAGAAAATTCTTCTAGCAATAAAAGATTAGATTTATATGTTGACCCTACTTCGGCTATTGCTTATATAGCAGCAAATCAATCAGCTCAGCAGTTAAGCTTTCAAACAGGTAATAGTGATAGAGTACGTATAACTTCCGCAGGTAACGTAGGTATAGGAACGACTAGTCCTAGTGAGAAGCTTGAGGTTGATGGTAATGTTAAAGCTGATGATGGTTTATTTGATGGAATTAGTAATAGCCCTATAGATGTTGGGTCAACTGTGATAAATAAGTTTGGACTTGCAGGTAATAGAAGTGCATTGTACATTACTAATCAAGACGCTAATGGAGTAATATCTTTTGGTAATAAAGGTGTTCACGGAGTTAATAACTTGATGAGAATTCAGCCTAATGGTAACGTAGGTATAGGAACTGATAGTCCTAGTGAGAAGCTTGAGGTTAATGGTAGTATTAAAGTTGGAGATGGAACAGCAGATGATAGGCTTTATGTTTATAACTCTGATGGTTCTCACACTAGAATGCACGGTTGGGGATTATATTTCGATAGAACTAATTCTTACTTAAGACCTACTACAAATTTAGATAAAAACTTAAATATAGGAACAGGTAGCAATGAGTGGCAGAATGTAGTTATAGACGCTGAATCTACTAAGTTCAACCAAGATGGAACTGAGATTATGAGAATTCATACTAATGGTAACGTAGGTATAGGAACGACTAGTCCTAGTGCTAAGTTGCATATAGCAGATGCTTCTGAACCTGTATTAACATTTGAAAGGTTAGACTCTATTACATTATTTGACGATGTTGTTGGTCAGATTAATTTTAAATCAACAGATTCCTCTGACAATAATACAAACGCTATTATAAAGGTTAAGAAGGATAGCAATGTAGTTGGAACTGTACCTATGGCTATATCTTTTGAAACAGGCGTTGAAGGCACAACTACTGAATCTATGCGTATCGACTCCACAGGTAACGTAGGTATAGGAACGACTAGTCCTAGTCAAAAATTACAAGTAGCTTCAGATTCTACAACAATCGCTGACTTTACTACTACAAGTACAAAGGCAGGTATTAGAATATCCGAAGCTGATGAAGGGGGTTATTTATCAACAGAAGCGGGTAGAATATGTATAGGAAGTGGTATAGGTGTGTCGACTAATAACTTGACGTACCTTATGAGCACAAATAGCCTAGGTATAGGAACTACGAGTCCAAATGCTAAGTTAGATGTAGATGGTAATGTTTTAGTAAAAAGTGGAGAGTACTTATCGTGGGGCTCTGAAGGTGTTACTTCTATTGAAGGGAGTACAGTTTCAAACAAATTATCTTTTAGAACAGAATCAGTCGAGAGGTTATTATTAAATTCAACTGGAGCAACTTTTTCAGGAGACATCGAGTCAAGCACAGCAGGGAAAGGAATGGTATTAACTTCACCTGATGGAACACAATATAAGATTACGGTTGCAAATGACGGTACTCTAACAAGTACAGCAGTTTAATATAAATGTCGGCAGGATTAAGTTCCTGTCGACAAAATAAAACAATAAAGAACTATAATTATCTTATAGTACAATATATCATTAATTGCTAATTAAAATGAATTTGACAGACATAAAGGTTTATCTTTTTGGTACAATAGGAATGTATTTAGAATTGGGAGAGTTCAATGGTTACATTGCAACACTAACAGGAGTAGTCATTTTAGGGTACACACTTTCTAAGTGGTACTTCCTAATGAAAGGTAAAGACGAGGAATAATTCTTCTTTAACAAGAGCGAGCATGAGAAGTATTGATAAAATAATAATACACTGTACAGCAACACCCGAAGGAAGGGCTGTTTCTGTTGACGAGATACGACAGTGGCATCTTGATAGAGGATGGTCAGATATTGGCTATCACTATATTATAGATATTAAAGGTAATCTACAGGAAGGTAGACCTTTAAGAAGAGCGGGTGCACATGTAAGAGGACATAACAAAGGTTCTATAGGGATAGCATACGTAGGCGGTGTTGACTCTGATTTAAAGCCTAAAGACACTAGGACAGATTGCCAAAAAGGAAGGTTAAAAGCTTTCATCATGGACTTAATGGACGAGTACCCGAATGCTACGTTGCATGGACACAATGAGTTCAGCAGCAAGGCTTGCCCAAGCTTCGAGGTACAAGACGAATACCAAGATATCATCGAGTTTTATAAGTAGTACCCATGAGAAGGTTATATAATATGTTAGGTTTTTTATTCAATTTATCAATGATGGTAATGGGTGGAATAATTCGACTTAGCGCAATTAAATATCCTCATACAACAATGCTAGTAAACAGAATAGGTACTCTAGCTTATACCTTATGGTATCTTTACAATTTAATAAAATACTAATGCCAAACGACAATAAAAGAAAGAACGGAGGAGAAGGAACTTTTGTAGGTAACGCTTTAAGATGGTTAGTTTCTACAGGAACTGTTATTGCACCTGAAATATTAAATATAGCAGGAACAGTAACGGGAGTAGACGGATTAAATAAACTAGGAGATTTAATAAGAGGGGATGTAAACTTATCTAGTGAAGATAAGGACATTATATTAAGAGAACTTGATAGAGATATCAGTTCAGAGAAGCAAATAACAAAGAGATGGGAAAGTGACAACAAGCAATCTCACTGGCTTCCACGTTTAATAAGACCCCTAACTTTAGCTAATTTTGTTATATTAGTTGATATAGTTGTTTTAAGCTCTATATGGGGAGAATCTATTGACGAAGCTTTCATACCACTAGTATTAACAATGGGTGTAACAGTTATAGGCGGATACTTCACAGTAAGAGAAATAGGTAAATCTAAAGGAACTTATTAATTGTTGATAAGTATTTGTTGTTTATAAGTTAAATTATGAGTTGTTCTCATATATTTACAGTGTACATAAACTTCAAGTACTACACTTCAATGGTAAATCATTGTTGGTTCAGCTAACCTTTCCCTTATCAGCCAATCTCTGTTGTTAGTAATTAGTAAATGATTCATTCAGTTAACGATATACTTTTATAAATCTTGTTGTGCCCATCGGTTACTACTGAATAAGCGGCTACTTAATTGTAGTGATTAATTTATTTTAGATTTATTAGAGGGCATAAACTCTTCACTAGCTCCATAACTAACTCTCTTCATTGAACGTCAGCCCCCAAAGGCTGTAAGTGATTATATTAACTTTTATTAGGTTATCTCAAATATAAGTTGTATGTTTGCCACATGGAAGAACACATTATAAAAAACGGAGGTTACAATGATATATTTAACGATAGAACATTAGATAAAAATGGTAACGTAGTAAGCTTTACTAAACGTGTTAATGATTTTAGTATCATTAAACACTTACTAAGTAGTAATAATAAAAAGAAACTGAGTCTTAAACAATACAGGTTTCTAATGCAAGTACAAGCAGGCAACAGAATATCCCCTAAACAAAGAGAATGGTTAAAAACACTACGTAAAGATTGTTGATAACTATTCCTAACTTATTAGTTTAATATATATAACTACCTATCTATATACTTATATTTACACCATGTACTTATCTAAAGTGTTTAATAAGAAAGATAGAGATAACTTTAATACGGAAGGGTTAAGCCATTTGTATTGGGAGTTATTTGATTCTGCTGATGCTGTAGGTTCTGCTTTTAGATATATTGAAAGAGAGCCTGTTCTTATCTTAGATGACATTATTAAAGAACATCAATACTGGAGACCATTTGTTTTGTTAGGTTATACTTCTCAGCCGATTGCCAACCTTTTGGGGTTGCCAACCTCTTCTAGTTTTAGAGTAGGTAAGGCTGTGAGGTTAAGAGCTAAGACACCACAAAAAAGAATGTTTATAGTAGAGAACCTAATAATAAGAGGTGTAACTAGAATTGCTGTTTGTCTGGATTATGTAGAATTTGATACAGATAATTACTTAAAGAAACCATCATTATACATACATTAGATGCTGTACAAAAGAAGGAAAGGTAAGAAGACTATCCAGTCTAAGAAGAAAGTTATTGATGGTATACAGTTCGATTCTACTTTAGAGTCTTTTATGTATAAACTACTAAAAGATAATAACATAGAGAACGAATATGAAGGAGAGAAGTTTATATTAATAGACTCTTTCCACTTTAGTAACAGTTCTTTTGAGAGAACTGCAACTAAGCCTATGATAGACAGAGGAGATAAGAATGTCAGAGGTATTACTTATAAGCCTGACTTTGTATCAGACAAGTTTATAATAGAAGTTAAAGGGAGAGCAAATGAGTCTTTCCCTATTAGGTGGAAGTTATTTAAAAGACTTCTACATAATAATAATGATACTAGAGTATTATATAAGCCACAATCTCAAGCAGATTGCAAAACAGTAGTTGAAGATATCTTAAATCGCTTTTACAATGACTGATAGACAAATAGAAATGCTTGCTTTACATATACTATTCAACTCTGAGTCAATGTCTTACGAACTCATAGAGAAATTAATTGAAATAAAATAGCTAATTGTTTGGTAGTTTGAATAATTCTTCGTATGTTTGCACAGTCAATAAACAACTATGAAAGAAACAATCAAATTTTTACTAACCATGATACTTATAACTATAGTATCATTAACACTAGCTTATTATGCAGGAAACTAAATGTCACAAATTCTGGGAGAGTAACCGTAACCCAATTACAATGAAGAAATGTGCTTCAGATAAGAAGTTACATATTCATAACAATTCTAAAGAGTATCATGTCGACAGAGATAAGAGATACAACTCACAGAAATTAGAATTCAACTACACCGAAGAAAACTCAACAATAATAAATAATTAAAATAAATTAGATATGACAACTAAGCAGGAATTAATTCTAGAAGCGGTAAATGAATGCGCTAATATTAACGGCGAGTATTATGCAGAAATATTTGAAAATGGTATGCACGAAATGGAGTTAATAAATGAACGTTTGAGAATTATAGAAAAATTTAGCTAAATAACTTGTGTATGTCAAATATATTTCGTATGTTTGCAACTCACTAAAAAACCACATTATGATACAAGACTTTTACAGAATGAGAATTATGGCATTAGAAGATGCTAACCAAGAACTAAGAGAAAAGGAAATTAAGTTAGTAGGATTTATATTCGACTTATTAGACGAAGAAACTCCTGAAGATTATAAGAACGTAATCAGAGAAGAAATATTAGCAGACTAAGTAAGTAGGTGTTACACTGGGATAAGTGTACATTAAATGTCTTGGGAAGAAACCAGCCTACTTATTTATTATTAACAATTAAAACCAAGTAGATTATGAAAGAAGTACAAGAAGAATTAACAAAATCGGAACTATTAAACTATGCCAAATTCATTGCACTTTCTTTAGATGTGGACTACGAAGACACAGAAACTTTTATTAAGGTAATTAACATGTCATATCATAGTCTTAGTACTAAAAATAATAAATCAAATAAAACCAAGTAAATTATGAAAAAAACAGTAACAGTATTAGTATTAATGATAGGATTAAGTCCTATAATGAATTCACAGAGTATAGGAAACATCGGAGACGATAAAGTTTATCACTTTCTAGCAGGTTCTTTCTTTGGAGGAGCAGTTCAGGGAGCTATATATTCTGAGACAGGTAATGTAAAGAAAGCCTTTACATGGGGATTATTGTCATCTTTCACAGTTGGATTAGCTAAAGAAGTTGTAGACGAGATTCAGTACGGAGGTTTTGATGTTAGAGATTTAGCAGCAACAATCTTAGGTGGTGTAGCGGTAACAGTTCCTTTAAACTTCAGTTGGAAGAGACATAAAAAAGTTACAGGTTGGAAAGGTTTTAGAAATGGAGAACCTAGACATCCGAGAAATATCGTAAAAAGCTTGCGAGTTAAATAAAAAAGTTGTATATTTGCAACTCACTAATAAAACATATAATATGAACGTAGAGAAACTAAAAGAAATGTACAAAAAATACTCACTCGACAAGACTGACGTATTTAAGCACCAGCATTACATTATTATCACTAGAAGTGGTATAGAGAAAGTAATGGGTTATGAGAAAATTGATATCACTTACGATGTTATTAAATGTGAGCCTAACTTCTCAGTAATGAAAGCTTATGCTAAGAAAGGCGATAAGGTTATCGAGACTTTCGGTTCAGCATTAAAAGGAGCTAGCTTTAAGGACTCTTCTACTAACACTTGGTATGTAGCTGAGATGGCAGAAAAAAGAGCTTTATCAAGAGCTGTACTAAAGATGACTGGTTTATATGAGCTAGGTATTTTCGGAGAAGATGAGTCAGAAGATTTTAAACGTAAGTAATGAATAAAGTAAACAAGTATATATTTATAGGATTATCGCTGCTAGGATTGGCAGCGGTAGTCTCAAGTATAATAGCGGTTGCAGTGCTATTGTTTTATAACTTCATATTAGGGTTGTAAAATAAATGAGAAAAAGCTTGCGAGTTAAATAAATAATTCGTATGTTTGCAAAGTAATAATTAATAACTAACAAAGCCCTAGGAATAGGCAATTAAAAATGAGTGCAATAGTAAATTTCAGTATCAATGTAGAAGACATCGACAAGTCTAAACTAATTAAAGGTAAAAAAGGTTCTTACTTGAACTTAACAATGTCAGTGAATGACGAAACAAAGTTCGGTAACAACGCAAGTATTTCAATTTCTCAATCTAAAGAGGAGAGAGAAGCAAAAGAAACTAAGACTTACTTAGGTAACGGTAAGGTAGTATGGATGTCAGATGCAGGTGTTACTGTAGCTGAGAGAGAAGATGCTCCTGCTTCACAGCAAGCAGCGTCAGTAGGAAGTGATGATTTACCTTTCTAGTATTATTTATTAGAGTGATAAAGCCTCTTTAATTAGAGGCTTTATATTAGTAACTTATAACACAAACACAAATGTTCCAACAACCAAACAATACAGCAGACGACAAAGAAGTAGACAGAATGTACTACGAAGCTATTGATTCTGACCTAAGAGTAGGTTTAGATGAAGAAGTTACAGCTCCTCCTGTTGCGTTGTCGTTTGGAACGCATTCTTACACTACTAGGAAAGGTACGAAAACAGAAGAAACTCCAATAGCCACTTATGGCAACTTTAGCTTTATACAAGCTCCACCAAAGAGTTATAAATCTTTTTTCACATCATTACTAGTTAGTGCATTCCTTAAAGACAACAGATGGTCAGGAAACAAGTTTAGTAGCTACAGGAAAGACAAGTCAGTTTTTCACTTTGATACCGAACAGGGAAGATGGCATAGTCAACGAGGATTTAGAAGGGTCTCTGACATGGCAGACACAATAGACGACTACTTTACATACACACTAAGAACTATAGGCTACAAACAACGATTAGGCTTTATTGAATACATATTATCAAACGCCAAAGAAAATAGCATAGGATTAGTTGTAATAGATGGAGTTGCAGATTTAGTGTCTGACGTAAACGATATCACAGAGTGTAATTTATGTGTACAGAAGCTTATGGAATGGAGTGCAAAATATAATTGCCATATAATAACAATTATACACTCCAATCATAATTCAACTAAGCCGACTGGTCACTTAGGTTCTTTCCTTGAGAAGAAAGCTGAGACACAGATATCGCTAAACAGAGAAGAGGATAGTAAAATAGTAAACGTATCTTGCAAGAGAAGTAGAAATTATGGTTTCGAGGACTTTGATTTCTTTATTAACCGATTTGGGTTCCCTGAAGTTATCGATGCAAGTACTCCAGATATGGAATATTAATATAACAAATAATAAAAATGACATTAAACGAGAAGCAATTAGAAGAGTTAAGAGATGCAGTTACAAAGCGTAAAGCTATATCAGAAGAAATAGGACTTATGGAATTTGGTAAAGCAAGGTTGCTTAATGATTTCGCTTATTACGAGAACCAATATAATACTTTTGCAGCAGAGATGAAAGAGAAGTATGGTGACGAAGTTGAGATAGACTTAGCTACAGGTGAGATAAAGAATGCTAGCAACACTTTAAAGCCAGTAGAATAAATGTTAGCAAGGCTAGCTGCTAGACAAAGTGAGTGGGAGAATATGGTTAGGGCTTTAAGATGCCCTAGCCACCTAGTCGGAGACGTTATTCAAGAAGCGTACTTAAATATACACAAGTACGGTAAAGAAGAGAAAGTGTTTAATAAAGATGGCACTGTAAATAAGTTCTATATGTTTGTTACATTGAGAAACGCATTAAGAGTAGAGTTTAATAACAAAAACAAGTATGTTTTATATGAAACGTTTTACTCAGAAGAACAGGAAAGTACATCTAACGACTTATACGAGAAAGCTTTTAATGACCTCCTAAAGGACATTCAAAGTGAATCGGACAGTTGGGGTTCATACAACTCAAAGCTCTTTAATTTATACTTTAAAACAGATTTCTCTATGAGAAAGATAGCCAAAGGCACAGGCATTGGAGTTACTCATATCTACAATTCAATAAAAAGATATAGAGAAACTATACTCGACAAGTTCGAGGAAGATTACACTAATCTAAGTAAGATTGAGAAAACAATAAAATACTAATTATGAAAGACGAAAGTTATTATGATAATTTAGACAAACGTACTAAGGAGTACAAGACTTGGGTTGCTATTAAGCAATCGCAAATAGAAGAGACGGTAACAGGA